TGGATTTTCTGCGTCAGCGCCACAAGGTTCTCTTGTGCGCGGTCCAGCTTCAGCGCCTGAGAAAGCGGAACGACACCGTTGGTCGTCAGCACTACCAAGTCAGAACCATACTTGATGAGCGACCGGCGCGACAACGGCAGGCCGATGTCATAGACGCCAACCAGTGCCCAGTTGTTTGCGTCCGAAGGGTCAAGGCCCTGATACACAGCCACTTGGCCTTGCGTAGTGACCCATACCGCTAGGTCATCGGCACCGGAACCACCATCCAGCGTCCATGTCGCTTGGCAAAGGATCGAACCGCCCTTGTCAAAAATAGGGCCAAGGTCCAGCAGATTGGCCGTGCCTTGAATGGCAAACGGCTCAAGGAACCACACCCGCAAAGAGTTCTCTTGCACAAAGAACAAGCGGCCCTTGTGGTCCATAACGTCAACCAACGTGCGCGGGTCTAGGGTAATCACACCTGCCGTGCCGGTGATGACCGCAGAGGCAAACGCAGAGCCGTCGTAATAGATCGGGTCAACAGAACCGTTGGCGGCGATCAGGAACGTCCCGGCGTCATTGGCGAAGTTAATCCATTGCCAACGCGCGTTGCCAGCACCGGAAAACACTTCAACCGGCGCTTCGTTTTGATTGCTTACGTCATAGAGCGAGCCGCCCGCCGCTGCAAAAATATCGTCCGGCAGAATTTGCGTCCCGCCACGCCAGACCAGCAACGATTCAGTCGGCAGAGGCAGACCCTCCTGCCAAGGCACAAACCCTTTACGCAGTTCCACATAGCCAGCGCGGGGAATGAAGTTGTCCAGAATGACCGCGTTTTCCGCAGGCATATTGGCTAGGGGCGATTGCGCATCCCATCCGCCGACAGGGGCAGGCACAGCGCGTCCGATGGACACCCGCTGTTGAGACACTGCCCGTAAGGGCTGGCGACCGTATCTCTGTGCTGGTTGTCTCATATCGCCACCCATGCCCCGGAACGGTTCTGATAGCCTTGCGAGCCGATATAAAACAACCGCCCATCAGGGCTGTTCGCAACATCTGGCAACGCCGAACCATAGCCCGGCGCATAGGCCGACAGTAGCGCATTAATCTTTTTGCGCTGCGTCTCTTGGTTTTTAGTGTCAGAAATGGTGACAAACAAAATCATCCCGGGAACCCGCCCTCTTGGATGTTTGTTGACCAGCCGTAATAATTGCCGCCCGTGCTATCAATCACGGTATTCCCGCCGTCTCGGGCCATGCGCTGATTACGCTCGCCCTGATAGGTGCGGAAATCCTCCGCATAATCCAGACCCTTAGACTTCAAAAAACGCCAGCGGAGGCCAAGCGGAAACAGCTTGTCATCCAGATACGTCAGGTCAGTATCAGCAAGGAATGACGATTGCGCCGAACCAGCAGCCGACTTGGCCCAGTTTGTCGTGATATACTCATAAGCAATCGTCTCCCCGGCGGCGGGCGTCGGCGTCACCAGAAACTGACCGTCCCGCTCAATGAACGCCAAAAACACGCGATTGAGCTGAGGCTGCGCTTGGATAGCCTGCCACTCTTGCGGAGTAATAGGCCCGTAAATATAGCGCATCGTCGTTCTGTTAAAGAACGAGTTGGCAATGAAATGGTCCAGATCAGACGGGATTGCACTCGATTGAACCGCGCTAGCCACCGTATTGAACAAGTGCTGGCGGCGCATGACTTGCCAGTCGTATGTCCCCGACAGTTCGTCGCCTTCTTCATTGGCTAGGGCGTAAAGCTGCTGAACCTGAGCATCAGTCGAGTTCACCACTTCCGTAGGAACTGGAATCGACAAAAGACGGCAAGCCCTCTGGACGATTTGAAGAAGGTTCATGGCCATTGGTTAGGCTTTCGCAGGACGCCCGCGCTTTTTAGGGGCGGGGATGGTTTCAGGAACCGCCACAACGTCCGTTTGGTCGTCGCTGACAGGCTGGGCTACACCGCCGGGACCATCCACCCCGTCGTGATCAAACGCCTTTATAGGCGCACTGTTAAATGCGTCTTCAAGGTATCGGTCATACTCAAACGCATGGGCCTTTTTGTCGGCCCCCGTCGCTACACGCGGGCCAATCACCGACGCCGAGTCCGCCTGAAAACGAAACATGAGGAATTTACCTTCTTTGTAGAAGGTCGCCCCCGGCCTAAATATCACGTCACGTTCCAGATCGCTCATTCCGCTGCCTCTTTTGCTGATTGGCTTTCAATGGCCAGCGCCAGTTTTTCCTCAAGCTCTCGGATGCGTTGCGTCATTTCCGCAAGGGGCTTTTCCGCGTCGGTCTGCTCAATAAACCGTTGCGCCTTTGCGCGAAGGGCATGACCGCCCATCGGAACGCATTTGGCCAACTGGCTATCAGACAGGCCCGCAAGCGCCTCTACAGTGCGAATATGAACGCTGTTAAGCTCCATGACCTGACTGCGGCCCACTCCTGCCCATTCCTCTAGCGGCGTCCCGCTTTCAGGGGCTTCCATGTTGGCCTTAAACGCCGCGTATTTGGTTGGCCACCGCTCGCGGTGTTCGTCCTTCACGGCAACGTCAACAATGTTCTTGTTATCGCCGGGAACGATAAGCTCGACATACTCCACGTCGGTCCAGACCTCGCGGCCTTCCTTTTCCGACAGAAAGTTGTTGCGAACCGGTTTGATATGGAAACGCGGAATAATCCGGTCCCGCCCGTCTGGCGCTACATAATCCATCTATGTCCTCCGATACACAGTGTCATTGCCAATCCGCATCACGCGAGAATAACCGGGGATGTCGGCTTTCGGGCCTAATCCTTTTTCTTCGAGCACGATTATAGGCGAAAACTTCTCGATTGTCGCTAGTGCGCCTTGAATGGCATCCGCCTCTGCGCCCTCGATGTCTAACCAGATCAAATCGCACTGGTCGAGACTCAAGCTATCTATCGTCTGAACCGGGACAACCGTTCCCGGCAACGTCTTGTGCGAACCACAGTTGTCCGTATCGATACGTTGAACCGCACACCAGCCAGGTTCTGCCCCTAGCGCCCCAAAATACACACGGGCTTCGTCATGGGCGACGTTCTTGTGCAGACATTCGAAATTGTCTTCATCCGGCTCAAAGGTGATGACCTCGCCAAACACCTTAGACAGCGCAAGCGGATACACCCCGACATTGCCACCAGCTTGAACGCAGACCCGCTTTTCCGCGACCAACGGCAGAACGACAGGCATGGCAGCAGCGCATTCGTGAATCACCACCGCACGGCATCGAACGTCAAAATCAGGCCACCAAAGGCCGTCGATTAGTTTCATTTTGCACAACCCTTCTCATCATACAGGTGCTGTTGAGCATCCACCGGATGATAGAAGTCCGGTTCCTCCAAAAGCAAAAGCGCCCGGTCTTTATCCGTCAGCCGCTCAGGATACCATTTGAGCGTTGCCCACGCCCTGCGCCGGTCGTTGTCGTTGCGTTCGTGATACTGACTGCTCATCGGCGCGTGTTCACAAAAATGCCGACGACTAGCAGCCACAAAAGCCAAACGGCTAGAAGACCAATAACGAGGGTCATGCGAGTAACCTTCCCATGTCGGGGATTAGCCCCTTGCCATGCGTCACCACCTTAATGCCTCGGTCACGCAAGTATAAATACTGCTGCTGAAACTCCATTGCCTGCCTAATCATCCACCGAGCGCAAGTGTATGTTTTATCACCCAGAACAACCTCCATTGTCGCCTCACCGTCGTTCAGGCTTTGCGAATAGGCATGGTGAGCGCCCTCGGCGTATGAACTGTCGAAACCATAGAGGTGGATTTTCTTATACCCGGACAACCACGCCAGATTGATAGCCCGCAAGCCTACAGTCCCGCCACCAGGCACAAGAACGCACGGTTTTTGGTCTGGGCCGTCCTCAAACCACGGCTTGATAATGTCCATGAGTTCTTCACCGGAACCCATCGCATTGTGCCACAGAACAACATCATGCCCCGAAAGCGCATCAAACACGCACGGATGAACCTGTGACGCGAGGAAATAGCGCACAGACATTGGCGCATCTTCGACCATGTGCAGATTTTCTTCTCGCGCATCCAGCATGACGTGACCGTCTGGCGTCAAGCCGTTCTTGATCAGATACCGCAGCGCATTGTTGACGCTGATAATCTTCGCGCCACGCCTGCGATGGTCTTTGATGGCCTGCACACTGTCCGAAAGCGAGGGACCGCCACCCACAATGACGCAAGCCTTGTCTTGGTCTCCAAAGCCGGAGAACCACGGCAAATCCCGCTGCACGTTGGCCCGCACATTGGCGTAGGCAAAGTCATGCGTGACGTTCATGCCCTTTAGTTCTGGCATGGCCGTATAACCGCCGACACGCCAAACGCCCGGCACCCACCCTTCCGTCACTTCATGCGGCTTCGGGTCGCCGTGGAATATCACCGCCTTCGCCGTCTCAGGTGGCCACGACACTGCATTTCGGTATGAGACGAACATATCAGGCGGGAACGTCTCCCATGCGCTGACTTGGCTAATCCATTCTTGATCGCCGCCGTTAATCTGACCAGCGGGCAAAAGGTCCGTGAGGCTTTCGGTGGGCCGGTCGATTACATCAGGCGTAAAGCGGTCCCAAATGTCCCGATGCTCGCCATGCAACCACCGCATCACGCTGCTGTTATAAGTTGGCCAGTGCCAATCCCGGATAATGCCGTGCGGCAGTTCCTCAAGTCTGCCGGTTACGCATACGTCAAGGTCCATATACAGAACTTCGTCGCACCACTCCCACGGCATACGGCGCGAGAATAAATAAACCTTTTGCCACCAACCGGGCAGATCAGGATTGTGCGGAATAGCCGTGATGCCCTCTGGCAGTTCGTTCGGCTTGTCAGTCACACACCAATGGCGCTGTTCTTCGTCCAGATGCCGGGCAATACCGTCATGCAGCTTGATGACGTATTCTATCGGGTATTTGTCCCCGACCCGGACGCTGACGACGTTTATCATGCTACCTCCATAGCAAAATGGCCCCGAGGACGAACCCCGAGGCCATTAAGCTAACACCTAACCCCAGTGGAGGCTAGGGCAGGCGGAAGGTTTAGAGAGCGGTGCGCTTGGCCCAGAAATACTGACCAGCAGCAACGCCACCAGTCGTATTGGCGGTCCAACCAGCCGAACCAGCATCCGACGACGCAGAGCCGTTGACGCCAATCTTGATGGTTTCAGTCGAAGACAGAGCCTCCGAAGCCCGCGCATAAATGTGATTGCGGCCATCGTTGCCGTAAACACGAAGGTTGACGGCAAACGCGGGGGTCGAGGACTTGTCGTCCAGATCAATCCCCGCAAGCGGAATGGTCGCAAAGACCGTAGCAGCAGTAGCAGCCATGTTGATGTCTCCTTTCTAGGAAGATCAGGTTTGGAACAGGACGCCCTGAAGGAAGGCGTTCGAGAGGGTCATGTTACCAGCCCACACAATCGGCTTCACCATTGCGTCTTGGTTGATCGAACGGACTTCTTCCAGCGGAACCATGTTGCGGTCCTTGTGAGGACGCCAGTGGATGTAGCCGGTGTTCAGCATATAGAGGTGATTAGCCGGGCAGGCCCCGCCGTAACCACCGTCGAACACAACGTCAGTTCCCTTATACTTCAGGGAGACATAACCGGCGTCCGCTTCGTTCGGGTTCGTGACGCGCTGGATGTCTTGCAGCGACGACTCGTAGAAGCCGAAGTAGTTGTCATCGCACAGAATCAGGTCAGGCTTGTCCGTGCCGCGCGAGCATTGACGATAGAGCTTGTTCATGAAGCGCGTGATGTTAGCCGCAGAAGCCGCCGAACCACCGTCTGCCGTGGCTTGGAACTTCTGGTTACGCCAGAAATTCCACGTTCCGCGATTGATGCCGCCGACAGTGCCGGTGGTGGGGTCATCAGCAACGAGGAGCTGAAGGCCACCAATCTGCTTCCCACCCGACGCGGTGCCGTTGGAATACAGGTCTTCGGCCACGCCGTTCTGCATGGTCTTCTCGGCGTTTTTAATGCGCGAGGAGAGCAGATCGATAATGGCGTCAACACCCGAGTTTTGCAGTTGCTCAAGACCGCTCATCGTCACGTTGACGGCGATTTGCTTCCAGTCAAACTCGGCAGCCGTAAACACGTCGCTGGGCGAAATGTTCAGGACTTCATAGCCCGAATAGCGCTGGTAAGTGACGTTTTCAGCGTATTCCAGTTCTTGAACGATGGTGCGACCACCGGACACCGGCTTGATGGTGCCACGGCGCTGCATACGCGACAGAATCGCGTTGTTATTGGTAACGTTGTCGGCCAGCTTCCCCGTGCGATTACGCAGGGTAGTGGTGACAATTTCCGAAAGATTCGGGGAAGTCATTTCTTATCTCCTAAGCCGACCCGGCGACTTCCTCAAAAGCCGCACGAATGTCGTCCTCAATGGTTCCATTGGACTTGGGAATCCGGCTTTGACCGGGAGACCCTGTGACACTAACCGCCGCCCGCTTGGCTTGCGCTACCTTCTCTTGCACTGGAACCGCCGGGGCCTGCACTGTTTGCAGGAACGGGCGAATGTCCGGCCTCATCCAGCAAGCCATGTCGTATGCTTCCTTCAGGTCCGATGCCTTCCCGTTGTGCAAGAGGACCGCCATATCGTCGCGGACGTTCTCAAAATACAGGTTAGCTGGGTCGTTCTGGAACGCTTCAATCTGGCTGACGATAGGCGCGGTTTGCGCCGTTTGGACTTGGCTTTGCAAGACTTGGAGTTGCTGTTTAAGGGCTGCAATCTCGGGGTGGCTGTCCGGTGCGGGCTGGGCCTGATAAGGCTGTCCCTGCGGCTGGGCCGATAGGTTCGCAATATTGACGCCATACGAACGGGCCAGAAACTCTAGACCCTGTTTCGGGTCTCGCTCCAACAAATCCTGCGCCGCAAGCAGCGTCTTGATTGCCGAAGCCTCATCCATCCCTTGAGCCGCCCAAAGAGCGCGGCGAGGGGCGATAAGTTGTTCCAGCGGTTCATACCGCTTCACTTCCTCAGACTTGCGGCGCAGTCCGTGATCGATCTCCTGTTCCCGCTTTGCAACAGCCTGTTGCACTTCCGGTGGCAGTTTATCGAACGTAGCCTTAGCCGCAGGTGACCACGAAGCCGGGGCGCGGATGGCGAGCTTTGCAGCAGGGTCCGCGACTGCCTCCGAGGGCTGGTCGGGAGTATCTTGCACCATTTCTGGCGCTTTGGCAATAAACTTGCCGTCAGGGCCTCTTACACGCCCGTCTGCTGCCTTTTCGCTGTCATCGTGGGGCGTTTCTGCCTCCGCAACGACCGCTTCCGGCGCAACTACCTCCTCAACGGGCGCCGGTTCTGGCGCAATACCGCTAACCTCAGCCATTGCGGCCCGAATGTCGTCTTCCATGTCGCTCATAGTCTGGCCTCCACCTGATCAATCGCCGTCTTGATGTCCTGCTTAAGCTCACGGTCAGACAGCACAGGCCGTGGGCTTGGCGTTAGCTTGTCATCGCCAACGATTACGCATCCCGCATCTTTGACGCCGCGCTCATAGGCTGACCGGCTGTCATACATCAGACCGTTGGCGTGGTTTAGGATCGGGTCCATGCCGTCCGACCGGATAAACGGTGCTGCTAACTCAGAACGCTTGAGCTTGAACTGCTCTAGGCACTCACGCGGCCATGCTGACAGTTCGTGGATGTCGCCACACGCTTGGCACTTGCGGTAAGTTGCTCTGCTCACGCTTTACCTCTCATGTTCAGCCGACCAGCCGTTGACGTGACCAAGCTCGTGACACATCAGCGTGGCGTAGCCGTCGCCCCAGCGGCAGGGGTTGGGCACATAGATCGTCCCGCCTACCGTGCAGCCCACGGCGTAGCGAACCTGCGGGCACATACGCTGGACCCTTGCCTCGGTCGTAAACACCACGCCCGCCGTTGCGTCGCCTTGGAAACGGGTCGGGGGCCTGTCTCGCCAGTCTGAGCCACCGGACGGCAGCAGGGT